GAGCTCGGCATCCACTTCGGCGTAAGGCCCGACATGCATACTTGGCAGTTTCCAGAGCTCGGCCTTGGGATCAACACCGAAATCTCTAGCAGCTTCAGTCAGGTTCTTCTCACTTTTTGTTTTTGAAAGATAGTCAAAGGACAAAGCATTCAAGCTGTAGCTGAAGCGGTTCTCATCTAACAAGGACGCTATGACCATAGTATCAATGATACGACCATTGACGGTAAATCCCATGCGCCTGAGCCAACCCGCATCGTATTGAGCGTTGTGCATGATCTTTTCTGCGGGTGATTCGCAAACCTTTTTCATCCAGTTATTGACTATGCGCTCATCTATATTACCGCCTCCGCCGTGACGAATAGGTATATAACCTTTCCAACCGTCCACGGCTACGGCATATCCGACAACTTCGCCGTCTCCAGTAGGCCATCCAGGTCCTTTGGTCTTTAGATTTGGATCTTTTGTTTCGACATCTATGGCTATTGTCTTGGCATCGAAAATATTTGGTAATTCGTGTGGTGGAACCCATTCTGATTTAGGCGTGAACATCGCCATCTGAAGTGTCATATTGTACCTCTATTAGTTTGTTAAGGTACCATTGAGCCTTTTTAAGATCTTGGATACCGTTTTTGTGTCTGTATCGTGTCAAGTATTTTAGTATGTTTCCTTCTAAATAATATTTAAATCCTTCTGCTGTCATAGATTCTATCATGTCTATGGTTTCTATTGAGCTGTTTGTGTAATGCTCAGGATGGTTAACCATATCTTTCATCTCTTCCTCCCTTAATCTTTTCTTCATATATTCTATGTGTCTCATATCGCGTAGCTCCTGTTGCTGTCTTCTGACTCTACAATAAACAAATTCTCTTTGGCCCGTGTGACGGCTACATAAAATACTCTATGCAGATCATCATTGCCTCCGCTCATCGCATCGTCAGCTGACGGAGATAAATCTGTAAATACAACTACGTTTTCTGATTCGCCACCTTTAGACCCGTGGATCGTGGATATTGTAATACGAGGCTCTGCATTAAACTTCTCTCCTCTTCTAAGCATAGCCGTGATATACACCCGTGATTCTTCTGGTAGTCTATCAAGAGCCTCTCTCCAAATCAACTCATCTCCTATGGCAAGGCCCCATTCATCCTGTAATTCTTTCATGTTAAATACATTACTGTCATCAGCTCCGCTCATTGTCTTGAAGCCACGCTTGACGCGTTTGCCTGTAGACATAAAGCTGTAGATATCTTTGACAGTTTCTAATGTAATGCTTTTGCCTTTTCTCATCTGCTCCCAACCGTTAACAGCTGAAGATATCTTGGCAGAGATAGATCGATTACCTTTATGTGTGTATAGATAACCTGATGAACGTAGCATCTCGACAACGGGATTTAGTATGTAACCCGCCTGAGCTAGGATAAGCCACTGGCCAGATGATACATCTATATCTTCAAGACGGCTGATATGATGGACGTTGCCATCTTCGTTCTTGGGTTCATACTTCTTTGGATATCGACTGCTTATTCTTGATACTATTGTTTCGGCGGTACGATGTATGAGCCGTGGGACGCGGTACGATTGCGATAGAGTTTCGCTTGAGCCGTCCAATGTAATGAATTGTTCTACGTCAGCACCCGCCCATCTATATATGGCTTGGTCATCATCGCCAGCTGCATACATCTTCTTTGCGTTCTTATCAAGTATGTGAGCTATGTCCCATTGCAATGGACTAAGATCTTGAGCTTCATCTAAGAATACAAGATCAAACTTGGGACAGCACACGTCAGCTTCATCAATAAAACATTGTAGCATGTCAGTAAAGTCGTAGAGCTCGTGCTCATGTTTGTATTCTTTGTAACACTTGGCTACATAATTGACGGTGTTCCAATCAAAAAACATATCGGTCTTATTGTACTGCTCGCGCAGAGGTGTTTTACATAAGCGGGCTAGGTTTATCAAACTAAGTATAGGATGATCAGTTGCCTGTTTGTCTACAATATCATCATCAAGAGACGTGCCTGACACTAAAGGTATAGATATTATGTCACTAAGCTCTCTGTAATGCTGTTTGTCCATAACCTGTTCGGTACGGATGCCACTCATAGACAAGGCCAGACTGTGTAAGGTACGGAAGTAAAAAAGATCTTTGTCAGGATCTAAATGAAAACGAGCTGATGCACGTTCTTTAGCTTCAGTCGCGGCTTTTCTGGTAAAGGCAAGGAATGCAATACTGTTAGCAGACACGCCACTTTCAAGAGCATTGTCTAGCATGTTAAGTAATGTGGTAGTTTTACCTGTACCTGGGGGACCAAAGATTCTAAACATTAGTGCGCTGTATCGGTTCCGACTGTTTCATGCCAATCAACTATGGGATACACAAACATGGGAGTGCCTTCGCCTACCCATGCACCGACTACATTGTAATCCATCCACTCAACAGCTTCATCATATGTCATGCCGTCTCGCTCCACAAATATTTGACAACACTTTTCGTAGTCATAAACGAGTATATCATTTTGTCCACAGCGTGATCCTACACCTATGATAGCTTTGTCCAAGCCGTCAGCCTTTAACATTGGTACGTCTTCCATGATTGGTTTATCTGCCATTAGAACGGTGTCTCCTCTTTCTTGCCCATGTTGGGCGGGTTGAGTTCCATATCTGCATTTTCAAAAGCGGGTATTGCCCAACATCTTACAGATCTGTTTTGTATCTTTAAAACAGTACTGGACCCGTTAATATCTCGCAAGCGTTGGGCAATTTTGTGAGACTTATATTCAAAGAATTTATTTTTTTTAAGAAAATTCTCAAAGTCTCGTAATCTAAAATAGGTTAAATTGTCTTCTTCACACGTCCATGGTCGGCGCAGTAGTATCTCTTCCTTGGCTTGAGCCTGTTGTAAGTGCCTACAAAACTCGTCAAGGTAATCATAGAACTGTCCTGACGTGCTTGCATCTTCAGCTACTTCTATAATTGCTGCTTCGTTTTCTTTCATCTCGTTTAACAAATGACTAATCCTAGCCTCCCAGATAGGCTTACCCACTGTGCGAGGCATAAAGTTCAGCTGTTCCATACATGCCTTTTGAAACGTGGGCTGTGAGAGGAGAGCATCTGTGTCGATCTCCAAGGGCTCGGCGTTTACGTCCATAAACCAGACGGGCGGTGTTGAATTGTACTTTCTTAGGTTTGCTATAGTAGCTCCTTGTACCGCTGACCCTACGCCGTGCATTCTAGTTCTGCACAACTCTTTGTTACAGTGTGCATTGATAGGTGCATCGCTACATTTGTAAGCATAATCCTTGCGCTTGGCTTGATTGGCTACAATGTTTACCTCTGATAAAGGTAAAGGTGGTTCAAAATACATCATGTTGTAGGTCAGTATTTCTGTTTCCCAACTATCAGGATACGCTTTGCGAAGATACACGGCAATATTAAACAGACCGTTGTTGCGCCCACCTTCGGATATCTTGCTTGCACAAAGTGTTTGGAGGCAAGGTGGGCCGTCTTTGATTGGTGTATCTGTTTTGTCTTCTACCTGTAAGGCCATGACCTGTTCTAAGGTCTGCTTGTGAGCCTCATACAGAGCTATAAATTCTTCGAGGGTCGCAGAGGTGCCGTCATCCTTAATACCGTACCGTAGGCCCGCCTCAGCGTCATAATAAGGTAGGTTTAGAAAGTTACCTACATCGCCACGTTCTAGCTGTAGCTTAATTTGTTTTGGAAAGATCTCGCTTTGTCCGTATCCAAGGGCGGCAGAGATATGCTGAAGCGTCTGTTGCATCTCCTTAGCTTCAATCCATTCACTAGTGAACAGAAAACAATGAGCTCCACCACTCTTGGAACGACAAACCACAAGAGGCAATTTCATTCGCCTAATCTTTTCGACTAAAGTCTTGTGATCTAGCGGGTATTGGTCGATGTCTATGCATCCCCACTTGCAGTTATTGTCTGCATTGATGGGTATGATACCTAGAGAATCGCCTTTACCGCTTAGATGACCTAGCCAATGATCCTTGGTCCGAGTTTCGCGTATTAATGCGGCTCTACCTGACTTCTTACCATTGGCTTGGGTTTTGTCTATCTTATACGTTCCAAAGGCTTCTTCTAGGCCATCAAAGATAGCACTAAAAGATTGCCACGCCATTAGAACGGTATGTCTTTGTCAGAAACGTCATTGTCAACAGGAGCAGACGAAGTCCCACCTTCCTGTTCATGCTTAACATTAACATCGCCTTTTTCGACAGATAAGGCAAACATCTTAGCTTCATCGTAATGAGCTCGTTCAGTTACCTGACCTTCCAACTTCATTTCCCAATTATACCAAGAGTAACCGCTTTTCTCCTCTAAATAAGTCCAAAGATGATAGACATGAGCGAATCTTGGTGGGCTGAAAACATGACCATCTGGACCCGTCATCTTTCTGCCCGATATAATTGAGTTCCACTTCTTGCTTTTCTTTAAAGAAGTAGACTTCATTGCAATCATACCAACGTCAGTTGACCCATCCTTATTCAATACAAGAACAAAATGCTGATGCGTATCTTCTATGTACTGACCAGAACCATCTGTAAGATATTCTTTATTATCTTCCTTTGATCGTTCTGTTGTTGGACAATCTTCCTTGCTAGTATAAATAGCAATCGGAGCGGTATTATCATCGCCTTGTGGAGACCATTGAATAAAACGTCTTTGGTATGCACAAGGTATAACTTTAACACCTTCTTCCCCGTTGTAGATATTATTTGTTACTGTATTAATAATATCTCCTTCACTAGAACCCTTATGCAGAGCTCTAATCTGTTTTGTCAAATTAGTTTTCAAGAATGGTATACTTAAACTTTCCTGATCAACTTCTTTGTTACCTATGCCTGCATCTGTTGCAAACATTGACATGTCAATTACGTTAGCATCCTGAGCGACAACGTCAGAATCCTGTTTTTTTGCTGGTGTATTAGCCATCTTATTTCCCCTTTACAATTTTAGCTTTTTTACCTATGAAGGCACCAAACAGATCACTTGGAAATTCACTTCCATTTTCTGTCATTTCTTTTACAAAAGACTTCAAAGTCATCGGATGAACCGCTTCTTTTTTGTCAACCTGAAATCCTCTATCCAGAGCAGATTGATAAAAATCTTTTGCTAAATTATCCTCACCCATGCCAAAGTTAGCCGAGATGGTATTCTTTACAATATCACCATACCCGTTCTCTCTTAGCCATTGATGTGCTTGAGGTCTGTCATCAGCTCGGATTGTACCGCCATATGTAGGTACAACCTTTACTTCTGATCCGTCACTTAAAGTAAAACTTTCCATGTTGATCTCCTCCATAGCGGCAGGAAGATCCTGATCAGTAAGCTCAAGCAACTGCTTCTTAGATGACTTGAGTTCCTCTTCAAGAAATTGAACTTTGTTTTCCATTTGGATTATTTTACTAGCTAAATCAGATACATTTGATAACCGTCCTGTATCTGTACTTTCTACACCAGCGCGCTGATTTATAGCGTCCTGTTGCATTTCTTTGAATAAACCGTCTTCCATGTTATTCCTTTCGTGGTTCGTGGTTAAAGACTTTTTTATAGTCTTGCATTAATATAATAAATCGCATAGGATTACATACATGTCAAGCACGGAGATAAAATAAATGTATATTTTTAAAACAGAGCCCTTCAAACATCAGAAAGAAGTATTAGACGATAGTTGGCAAAGACCGTATTACGGGCTGTTTATGGAGATGGGCTTAGGTAAATCTAAAGTAGCGATAGATACTGTTGGTAAACTTAAATTAAAAAATGAAATTGATTCGGTAATGATTGTAGCACCCAAAGGTGTTTATGATAACTGGGTCAAACAGGAGATACCGAATCACTTACCAGATGAGTTTGAAAGGTTCGTGGTTCGTTGGCAACCTAGCAGTACTAAGGCTTTCCAAGATAGTATGCAAAAGCTTGTGTTTGAAACTATGGCGGGCATAAAGTTTTTTGTCATTAATGTTGAGGCCTTCAGCTCAGATCGTGGCAAGAAGGCGGCGTATTATTTTTTGAAGAAGAACCCTGACAACATGATGATCGTAGATGAAAGCACGACTATAAAGAATCGTAAGGCCTCACGGACCAAGAATATAATGCAACTCAGTAAGTATGCTAAGTATAAACGTATACTGACGGGATCTCCTGTAACCAAAAGTCCTATGGATTTGTACTCTCAGTGTGCCTTCTTAGATACTATGTCATTGGATCAGGCCAGTTACTTTGCCTTTCAAAACAGGTATGCCGTAGTACAAAAGAGGTTTATGGGTGCACGGAGCTTCAATGAGATCACAGGCTATAGACGCTTGGACGAGCTCAATGAAAAACTCAACAAGTTTAGTGTAAGGACACTCAAGGAGGATTGTTTGGATTTACCTGAAAAGATATACATAAAACGTAGTGTGCCGTTGACCGCGGAACAAACTAAGTTGTACGCGCAGATGAAGAAGTATGCCTTGGCTCAGTTAGACGAAGGCCAGTTGGCAACTACAGCTAGTGTGCTTACACAGATAATGAGACTGCAACAGATATGCTGTGGATATCTTATGAGTGACGAAGGCGAGTTGAAAGTATTGGATAACAATAGAATGACTGAGCTGTTG